TAATACTAACCCACCTTGAATCCGCTTGCTATATTCTTCATACCCCTCTCTGTCAAATGAACGAGTATGGTTAGGACCATCTTTTAGATTCCATTCAATTGGTGACCCTTTATTATTAGTTTTTGTTATGACCATTTCTTGATCTAGTGTTCCTGTGAAGAACTGGTCTTCCCAATCATCATTATTAGTATTTTCAAACGCCCAAATCATTTGATCAATGACCCATTGCCAGCGTTTGAAATGGAACTCGTCGGTATCCCAATCATTTTCCTTTGGAGGTGCAGATGTACTTCTTATCTCTACAGGAACATCTAGATCATCGACATAAGGAGCTCCGTGTGATGTTTGACGTATTTGTTTCAGCATAGGTAAAATGATAGGAGTCAATGTACTATCCATACTCCACGTATCATAAGGATCAATCTTTATATACTCAATACGTGGGTGAATAATATCTAAAAACTTCATCAATAGTACTGATACAGGTTCCAATAGCTTATTCATGAATTTAACCCATGGCTCATCATAATCAATCTCACGCCAAAAACAAATTTTATCACAGATTGTGTATGGGCTTACCCAATGGTATCTGTACTTACTGATATAGACTTTCATATTGTATACCTTTTCAAGTATGCTATCTTAATTGCTTTAGCATCTTCCAGTGCGTTGTGTGGTAAAACAGAAGGATAGTCTAATCTACGAACTATCTCCATACGTATTTTGGCTTTGATATCTAACATCTCACCAGGGCCTGTTAACAAGGCCATACTAAAGTGGTAGAAGTCCTCAGGCCAATCGGCAACAATTTCTACTTCATCATACTGATTTAAGAATTTTTTAAGATTGTTTTGGAATGTCTCGTAACTGACTTGCTCTTTGACTAGGATAGGAACTACATTGTCAAGAACCCATTCGTGGCAGTCAATAGTACTGAAAGGGACGACCTCATAGAATTCTTTACCATCTTCAGAGACAAGGGCCATTGAGATCAAATGACCTTGGAAGCTGGTAAACTCACAATCTAAAAACAATTTCATAATATAGTCCTAAAATAGGCATGGTTCATAATTATCCCAATCAACTGGGGGCTTGTCTGGAAGTTTAACAGCTTTCCAGCCAGGTTTATTGCTTACATAGTACTTGGCTTCATTACGCGTATAGAACATACGCATCTTATCACCAAATTCATCAATCACATAATATTTAAAGTTCACTTAAATGTCATCACGTCTTCTTCATTAAGCTCTATTGTACCTGATTTCTTTTTATTTTTCAACGCTAATGTTTTTTCTAACCAGCCTGGCTCATCAAGGTCAATTCGTTCTTCATTTCTATTGAACCCAATATTGGCTGCGAGGAACAAGATGATTGCTAGGGGATCAAATACGGACACAATTAAAATGATAACCCATCGCACGGCATTTTCAAGATCTGTTTGATTAGGGGTATCATTGAATAACTGTGCAATGTATTTGATTGGTCCTACTTCAGCATCCTGCTTGAGGGATTGCTTTCTTAGAGGGAGGGCTTTTTCGTTGAGGCCTTTGATTGTCTTGGTCGCTTCGGCGATTTCGGCGTAGACTCTGTCACGCTCTCTACTTTGGGACTTTCTGAGACTGACGGCTCTGGTGGTTTCGGAGTTGTCCACAAGTTTGTCCATAAGGTCGATAGTTTTTTGAGCATTTGATATCCTTTTCTTTTCACTCTCTATTTGTTGATCTACAAGGGTCAGTTCTACTGTCGTATCACCGACCCCAATTGTTTGGTCAATATGTGCCTTAGACAAATACCCAAACGTTCCCATACTTGTAATAAACATGAGAATTAGTACGGCAACCATGAGATAGTATTTTACTAGCTTAGGACATACGTCCCAATGCTTATACAACCATGATACCGTAATAACCTTTGCAACTTCCAACGTCGAACCCATAATAACAATAGGAATAATAGCTGCAGCAAACAATGTTGCTAGCCCAGCTATTGAGAAATATGCTGCTACTCCTGAAAGTAGCATTGCTATTATGTAGACGAAGTAGTTGATCATTTTGATTCGTACACCGCTCTAAGTTTATCTCTGAACGCTTCTATCTTATCAATTCGTCCAGGCCAATATATATACTCTTTTTCTGGATTCTTAGATAAATTGTTCAATAGTGGCATGATCATATTATACAATGCATCAAGTTTATCCGCAGTTACAACAGCTGAGGCAGATGTTGCGGCAGCCTTTTGCTGAACTTGCTGGACTACTTCTAGTTCATTTTCATCAACAAGACTGAACCCAAAATCAAAATCAGTATCTGATAACATTCCCTTAACCATTAAAAGAACCTCTCTAAAGTGAATCGTTTCTCTACGTTCCAACCAATTACGTCTAAGATAGTTTTAATTGGTTCTACAAATGACTTATCAAATTGCTTTTCATAGTCAATAAATTTATTTAGGTCCATTTCTTTTGGTAATGTTCCTGGAGCAGCAATCACATGATCGCCAATAAAGTTAGGCGATTTCAAATAACAAAACTTGATCTTATCACCATCATGAATTAGCTCATACTTCTTATCTAGCTTACGTTTCATTAGTTCTTGATTGTATAGAATGGCTGCCTTAACATGAATCGGTGTACCTGATTTATATGGCTTGCCATTAGTCTCACCCATCCACTTTGATAAGTCTTTACACCCTCTAGGAAAGGCTACATCCTCAAATGGTTTAGTAATGAATGAACGCTTTTCTTCTGCAATATACTGCTGTACAGCATCTTCATCCTTGTTCATGATAAGATTCAATGTCTTCTTAATACTATCACGAACGATTGCTGGAGTAGATGAACGAACAGCTTCAATGCCCATCATCTTAAGTTTAGGTTCAGCATACTGAACACCTTCAGAGTTATGTACGTTGAGAATATAACGCTTCTTAGCCACAAAGATTCCTTTGTTAGCAATAACCTCTCGCTTCATAGTCATCTTCTGCTGGAAAGCATTGACATACACTCCAAGCTCTTGATAACACTTCTCAATAAAGTGCTCGATCTTACCTTCACATACCTTATCCAAGAACTGTACAGTTTCTTCATCTGTACGGTTAGGATAGAACTTGTCTACAAACTTCTCAAAGTTAAGATACATAGAGTCAGTATCACATGCAATAACATAATCCTCATTCTCAGTCTCAAGAATCTTGTTCATGTATGCATTCATTTTTCTTTCTATCCAACGAATTGCAAGCTGACCTGACATAGTAATAGATTCAGCATACTTAGTATCAAACCATCTAAAGAACATATTACCTAACGCACCATAAGCAGAGTTCAATTGAATCTTCTTAGCCATCTGCATATTATGACAACGAGCAATCTCTTTCTCTAGTTCATATGTAGGAGTCTTCTCATACTGTTGCTTAGCTTTGAGCATCAACTTCTTGAACTTGGTACGGTCATTGTATACACGTTCCATCAAAGTGGGTAAGAACCCTTGACGGTCACGATCAAAACAACAACCAGTTGCTGCAATGGTATAGTTATTATCAATGAGATAGTTTCTCATATCAGGATTGTTCAATGCACCATCTAAGATATCGTCAATCCCACTAGCTGTCGCTAAGCTAGCTACAGTTGTCTTATATGTCTCTGGTGAGATATTGTATTGCATAATCAAGTGTGGGTATAGACTGTTCAAGTCAAACGATACCACCCACTTTTTCATTCCAACCATCGGATCTTTAACATAGGCTCCAACAATGGTTCTATCGTTAGCCATACGGCCTTCCATATCAATCATTGGAACAACAATGTTTTCTTTCATGAGGTAGTTATGAATAATCACATCCCACATCCGTACAGTTGTAAATGTATCGGTGTAGTTGACCTTACCGTCATAAGCTAGAGCAAACACTTGCTCAATAAACTTGAGCTTATCTTCTAGCTTGTATACCAAGTCTACGTCTCGTACGTTGTACTCAATGTAGTTTTGAAAGTCGCCTTTATAGAACTCGTCTAGGTTATCAAATCCAAGCTCGCCATAGTCTAGTTTCTTTTCACCAAGCTCGACAGAAGCGATATAGTCTAGCTTATAGCTTTCATGGGTAGTAAATGAGAACTTCTTATGAAGTTGCATGTAGTCAAGAATAGTAATCCCTACAATAATAGGAATGATAATCTCTCTACCATTTAATTCGATCTTACGCTCTTGCAATAAGCCCCAAGGTGAAAGTCGTTTAGCAGACTCTGGACCAAGGATACGAGTGATGCGGTTAATCAAGTACGGCATATCAAAGAACTCACAGTTCCAGCCAGTTACTACATCTGGTACGAACTCTGGTGAACGCCATACAGTTAAGTACTTGTTAAGTAAGTCGTTCTCATCTTTACACTTGATGTACGTGATACGGTCTGATGATGGGACATAGTCATAGTACCCAAACACCATCGAACGATCGTTCTTTCTGATTGTGATCGCAGTTACTTGACGGTCAGCAGTCTGAATGTTAGGGAAGCCCCCTTCAGAATTAACCTCAATATCGATTGTAACAACAGACACTAACTTAGCATCGTAATCGATATCTTCATTGTAGTGCTCGTTCATGAACGGATAAGTCCAGTTAGTCATCCCGTAGATTTCTTTACCGGATACCTTACTATTTTCTTCCATCCATTGTCTAGCTTGATATGAACTATCAAACACCTTCTTATAGACTTTTTTACCTTCTAACGTACGGTATTCTTCCATACCAATACGGTCAGTTGTAAATAGAAAGGGCTGAGCTTGGACCGTGTACTGAACACGTTCACCATCCTCAAACCCTCTAATCAGGAATTCGTTTTTGTACTGTTGTACGTTTGTATAAAATTTTGACATTCAGATATTATACTATAATCTTCTTAGGTGGGACAACAAGTCCATGACCATAAATTCGATTGTAATTAGCTATCAAGTCTTCATTTGGTGTAAAGAAAGTGGTAATGTGGTTTGCACCAAAATCGAATGATTTATCGGCTGCGTAAGGTGCAAATGGAATCAATCCAATTGTCATGCTGTTTGGGTTTGTAGATGAAGGTACAATTTGAACAATAGCAATATTTTCCATCGTCACTGTTTGATCTTCAATCTTTGTTAGATCTCCAATCAACTCTTCACCATTCAATAATCTAATCACTCTAATGTTTGCCATAATTTTCCTATAATAAAAGAGGGGGCTTAATGGCCCCCTACATCTTTAACTTTCTGTTAAAAGTTGTTTCGTACCAGGTTCTACTAATGGTAACGTGCCGTCTGCAATACTAATTTTACGTGGTTTTTTAGATTCTGGAATAACATTTTCCAATTT